CCATCAAGATCAGTTGGCGCACCGCGTCCAAGTCGTTGACGCAGGGATGTACCCGTGTGAGTTCATCCTCAACAATCTTCATATCATTCATGGCTAAATAACGTGCATCCGCCTCTGTGATACCATGTTCGTACACGACAGCCATAGACGGAATATCCATGTGTTCTAGTTCTTCCTTGCTGATGCCGCGATCCTTGAGGTTGCGTCCGATACCGATTGTATCGATACCCAGCGTGTCCTGATACACAGTGAGGACCATGCCCTCGTGTGCAATCAGCTTATCTAAAAAGTGAGATGTATTATACTTCATTCCGATGTCCCTTGTTTTCGCCGCCCATCCAGATGCCAAACGCACCGGTCATGGCACCCATCACAACGCTTACAAACGCGGACTGTGCTGCTGTCGGGGCGTCCAAGTTCATAAACCACTCTGCACAACGCCAACTCATCAAGGTCATGACGAGCATCATGAAACGAGGCAGAAGCTTCCACTTGGATATGCGCTCGAATGTTACGTCAGCCACGCCTATTTCTTTCCGAAGAACTTTGTCGCGCTGCGGACTCCAAAGCTTGCAGCAACAATAACGCCCAAGCTGTACTGGTACCATTCAGGCATTTGCTCCAGTTGTTGAAATCCATGTGAGACGACATCTTCCATACCCGGTATAAACGCTAGGATCAGCGGAACCGAAAACAAGATCACCAGCCACTCATCCTTCCACGAGTTCTGGCTGCCCTTGATTGCTTCCAAGTCCCAGTCTATTTCACCTGTTGCTTTCTTTTCCATGATGACCGCTTCGGCTTTTGCCTTTGCGACCTTCGCACCTGTTTCGGCTTTTGTCTTTTCGACCTTACCCTCTAGCCACGTGCCAGCCAGTTGAGAAATCGGACCTATCAATAGGTTTAGCATTTCCACCTCTTACGTGCTTGACGAAGACGGCTGTTCGGATTCTTTGCTGCTTTCGGGAACTTCTTCATCTGTCCTGCCGAACGAGCGCAGAATGACTTACGCCGCTTCGCTGCCTTACTGCCGGGTTTCACTTTGCCAGTGACTGCAGTCTGCAATTTACTGCCGGGATTTTTGCGTCGATAGGCAGCTACCCCAGCCTTTGTCATACCCGCACCCTTTTTTGTAGGGCGGAAGTTCTTCTTATTGCGGGCAGGCATATTGTCAGGCTTTCTTTTTGCCACTGGCCTTCCTCCTTCTGCCCGAAGCTGTCACGGACCAGTTCACTTTGCGTGGTCCGGTCTTCTTAGCAGCTTCTTTCTTTGTTATACGTTTTGCGACTTTAGCTGGCCGACAGGCTGGATAGGGTCGCTTCTTCTTTTCAGACCCAGAACGACCACATTTTTTACCGGTCTTTACATCCCGCCAGTCTTCCTTGAACCACTTTGTTAAGCCGCCCTTTGGTTTAGCCATACCTAGTACGTCCCACCACGCTTCTTGTATGTACGAACGAGCCATGCGTTTGCATATGCCGAAGGATAAACATCGAACTTACGCTTGGCCTCTGCCTTTACGCGGGCATATAGTGCTTTATTTTTAGGTGTAGGACTGCCTGACTTTTTCTTGGGCTTGGGTGGTGCCTTCTTTGCCATAGATATATTCCCCGCAAAGGTGTTTGCTTTTATCATGTAATTAAAAAGTTGTCAAGGGGGCCGAAGCCCCCCCGACAGTTTTGTTAGGCGAACGCAGCCGCCGTACCTGCAGTACCAAGTTCTGCAATCACTGCGAACACACGCACCTTACCGTCGAAAGTTGCCGTGTTGGCAATCAGGTCGATGGTATCGGCAGCGGTGTACAGCTTTGCAGTACCGGCTGCATTGTTGATCTCGTGGCCGGTAGCAGTACCGTCCAGAGCAGCAACGTAGAGATCATCGTCTGCGTCATCACCCAAGTCAAGGACCGGCGAACCAGTCGATGCTGCGGTGAGGACTTCCACACCCGCCATGAGGACGAGCGTATTAGCATTCATTTCGAATACTTCAACAGAATCCGAAGTGGTCAGGCTAGTAGACGAGAAGTCAAGAACGACTTCAAGAATCTGCGGCTTGATGCCGACGGGGACGCCAGCAGCAGCACCAGTTACGGTATAAGTAGCCATTAGTTAGCCTCCCTTACGCAAAGTCAATGACGCCGCGAACGACAGCTTCCGGACGCAGAACTTTGCGACCAAAAACGTGCAGACCACGAATAACGTCAGAGAACGATTCAGTTGAACGAACCACTTCGGTCTTAGCAATGTGCGAAGCAGTAGAGGTGGACGACATGTGACCAGCGAGAATGATATTCTCAGAGGCATCAGTTGCCACACCAGACAGGGTTACCTGATCGGTACCGGCTGTCGAGTTGAGTGCGGTGGACTTGTAGCAGCGGAAACCTGCGAGGGTGCCCGGAAGCGCAAGACCGTTACGCAGTGGTGAAGTAGCATCGCCGGTTACCTGTACTTCAGCCATTTTATTACCGGCTTGGAACATCTTCTCATAGAAGACCGGGGGTGCTACAAACCAACGATTTTCTTCCGGCACAGACTGGTCGTCCAGTGTACGTGCCATCAGCAGCATCAGGTTGATGCCTGCGTCGTCAGTTTCCACGTTGATAGGAGCGGATGCTGTACCCAGAGCGGAGTTAGTAGTCGTAAGACCGCCAGAGAGTGAGGCATCGTCAGCACCTGCAATACCTGCGCCATCAGAGATAGCTTGCAGGACGTTTGCGTCGTACTTACGCTTCAAGGCAAATGCACCAGATGAGGTAGCAAGTGCTTCGAAGTTTACGTGCGAGTGCCGCTCTTCGATGTCGTCGATCTTGAATGCAAAAGCGTTTGCATTGTCAACGACCATCGTGATTTGATCGTCAGCCAAGTCTTGTGCGTTTACGACGGAACCCCGTGTATACGATGAGACAGTGACTGTTGGTTCTTTGATGATGCGAACCGTGTCGCCGAAGTTTTCAATTTCGCCCGCGTAGTCGGTGTTAGTAATATCTTCTACAACCGAAGCACGACGGAAGAACTTGAGAACCTTTTGGCTGAAAATTTCTGGTGCAAAATTGCCGGAGGGCAAGTTGCCATAACCAGAAGCTGAATTGAACGCCATTAGTTCATTCCTTCCTGTTTGAGGTTAGGTTAGTTGTTAGGGTCGATCCGTCCCTCTTGACGTGCGGCGTCGAGTTCCTCTTCGAGTTTCTCGAACTCCCACGGCTTGAGACTACGGATTTCAGAAGCTTTCCACACTTTGCCTTCGACCTTAGTCGTAGCTACTTCTCTCGCGGAGGTCTTAGTAACTGCGTCTGCTGCAGAAGGCTTTGTGGTCCTCTTCTTTTTTGCCGGTACACCAGTATCGGCCTTATAGAGGTCTATGACCCGTGCCGCCCATTTAGCATCCGTATTGTTTTTGTAGATGCCATCTGAGATTGATGCAGGCTGTTCTTCGAGCCACGAAAGAAACTTTTCGTCCGACTTGATCTCATCAAAATCCGGATGATGATTGAGCAGTTGCTGGTAAGCCTTCTGCTTTTCTAGTTCCTTTTCACGCTCTTTGATGGTGCCTAGTTCCTCCCGGAGTTCAGCGACCTGTGATTCAGCCTGATAAGATGAAACGGTCTGTACGACTTCGAACACCTCTGGATACTGTTCTTTGAATGCTTGCAGTTCTTCTGGAGTCTTTGGCATTGCTACCCCCTGTGGCATCTGTGCTTGAGGAGATTGCATAGCCGTCTTTAGTTCCGCGATTTCCTGCTTGAACTCATTTACTTTTGTATCGTAGTGACGTTTGAGATCGTCGTATCGTTTCTTGTAATCGTGTTCCGCTTCTTGCTTTTGTTCTACGAAACTGTTTGCCTGCTGCGGAGTAGCCTCTTCGGGGTCCGCGTCTTGCGCTTCTACAGCCTCTTCCGCTTCGTTGTCTTCGTCGTCATCTTTGTAGACATCTTCGCGGTGCTTTCCACGATATAACGAATCATTGTTGATTGTTCCGAATGAATCGTTAGGTTTGTTGGCACGGTGGCCTCTTGCTTTTGCCATTTTATTTACCTCTTGATAGCGGGGCTACTTTGGCTTGTAGGTAGCCGCTCCGGTTGTGTCGGGGCCGTTTTTAGCGGGTAGCCGACTAATTCATCAGGGCGTATTCGTCCCCCTCTGCTGACCTAAACATACGCCTTTTGGTAAGTTCATACGCATACGCATTGTCTTGGCCCATCGGATAGTCTACGTCCATAACATCATCTAGTCCGTACTTCGCAGTCATTTCTGCGATAATTTCCGGAGATGCCTTTTCAACATCTAAATAGTGACGAAACGCTTTTTTATATCTGTCGAGCGTGTACTGAGCAAACTTTTGATCTTTGGGGAATAATCCTCCTACAGTGTCAAATGCTATTTGCTTTGCTCGTATTTCTTCTAGTAGGTCGCTCTCGTCTTCAAATATGCGATACGCTTGAGTGCCTCTAGGGTGAGGGTTTTCTCTTTGAAACTTTTCTGGGTTGTCGAAATAATCAACGTGAGCCAACTCTTCAGCTAAGGCAAACAGATTAAAGAGTGTCGGAGTTGTAGGGGCATTCACATCATATCCGTACACCCCGTAATCTCCTTTGAGTTCCGTCATGTCATTCATTCTACCGAACCTCTGGAAGAACTCTTGGTCTATACTTCCTTCCTCAAAGTTTTCTGTGTATACTTGCTCTCCCCCACTTTTATTTGCAAAGTCTTCGAGCATGACTTTCATTTTACGAGCGACTTCATCCCTTATAATTTTATCCTCGTATTCAAAGTCTACTTCTCCACCATTAGCGAACTTTTTTCCGTCGAGGAATCCACCTCCTGCCATTCGCTTGGGCTTTGGTACCGGTCTAGCCATATTTTCAAGTTCGTACTCGTTGTACCAATCTAGGGCCTTCTTTGCCCGATTGTACTCCGCGTCTCCCCTATTCATTTTGCCGAAGAGTCCGACTTTAATGGCCCGCTTTAGGTTTTGGGCCTTGTCGAACTCTTCTCTGAATGTCTTGTATCTATTTAAGCCGCCAATGTATGCTGCGGAGAACATTACTGCGCGTTTACCTTCATCGGTTATGTTTGCATACTTGGGGAATTTGCTTTCAAATTCTTCGTACTTTTTACGAATAACAATCTTGTTGACCTCCTCCATCTCCGACTCTGAAAGTTGGAGCGGAGCGACCTCCAAGACATCTCTAGCTGCCTTGCCCTTTTTCTTTAGGTATGGTGTCAGCTTTGCGATGAGGCTAGAATTCAAGCCCATCTTTTCTAGGTCGGTAGGATTATGCTGTCCTACGTCGAAACCAATGCCGACAGTAA